GTCCGATAGTACTTCTTATCAAAGAAGGAATTCGCGTACGAAATCCAACTCGTATATGACTCAGGGCGGGGCAATGACGACCACACGGTCCGGAAACGGACTGGTGTGACATCGACGCCTAGGAAGGCGTCCATGCCGCAGGACTCTCTAAAAGGTCCCGTGGTGCAACTCTTATCTCTATTGACACGAAGTCCATAGGATTCGAGTTGTTCGATCGCGTTCGCGGCGTAAGCCGTTGGGACGATCACGTCATCGCCGTACACGTAAACACTCTTGCGAGTGTCTGCGTCGTCGGCGGCCGCTGTCAGGATAGCCCAGACACAGAGCGCCATAATGGGGAAGCATAATGCTGAACCCATCGGGGCGAACTTTCTGAGTTCTAATATCCTGCCATCCGGCAGCTCAGTCGATGAAGTCCTGCACGCTTCCAGGTGACCCAGGAGGGGTTCCGGGAAGAGCAGGCGAACTAACTCAAGAGAAACGCGATCACTGGCCTCAGCTAGGTCTAGTGTCGCGTACCTGCCGCTTTCGCTGCCGTATTTGGCCGCAAGCCGGTTTGGTTCTTGATCAGTGAAACGGACGTTACCCCTTGTTAGGGGGTGTCCTTCCACAAGGTCCACGATGGCCCGACCTAATCCCTGTTGAATCCATTGGAAGTCCACTGGTTCACATGAGATCAATCGGGGCCCGCGAGAGTCTTTCGGCACAAGGATAACCTTGGCGGATAAACTCTTGTCGTCAACAGTAGAAAACTGTTGATAACGGTCACAAACATGGCCTACCGACGCGCAGAAATACGCATCGAAAGGGTAAACGTCTGTGATCTTCGCCGAGACATTCGTCCATTCATATTTCGCGGATTGCTTTTGCTTGGTAGCAACGGCACCCGGACCATGACGTGGATAGATGTCTTTCGGATCGAAACGAGCAAATAACCTCCAAAGGAGGTGACGAGCTCGGCGAGTAACATCAGCCTGCGTGTGAGTCTTTGAAGAAGACCATTTACGAGGCCTGCTACATGAGAGAAGAGTGTCTCTAACTTTTTTGAGATGCTCATCAATTGTGGTAAGGTCGTCTTCTGTTCTTACGAACTTCGAGACGACTTGTTGTTCTTGTTCATCGGAGTACGGTTCCTCGTATTTGTAAAAACAAAAGAGGATTTGCCGTAATACTTCGACGCTAGTGACACACGGATGCTCAAGGAGAGCTCCGTCTGGTTGGAAGATACGACTAAAGTACTCACCGAGAAACCTCGGAAGTACACTATCGCCGTCTTGGGTGTCAAATCCAAGATGGGTAGCGTTTAGTCTATCGTGTCCAGAGAAGGCCATATCCATGGCCTTCCCCAGGCGGGGCAGGGTCTTCATCAAGAAGCCCATTCCTTCAGCGAGAAGCCTAGAGCGAACCTTATCAAGGGTAAGCTTTAGTGCTCTTGTGTTAAGTACACAACCATGCGTCGTTTGAACGTCGCAGAGCTGTGCAGCGATGAGTTTATAACTATCATCTAGGCTCTTATTGGACTCCATAAGGAAATCCTCCTAGAGCATGCACAGGCCTTGCGATCCATCGCACGAAAACTCGTCAC